CACTGAATTGCTCCATGCTTCAATCTCCAAGCCGGGGTCGATTAACTGGTATGTCGCGCCGACCTATCGGCAGGCGAAGCAGATCGCGTGGAAGGCTCTCAAAAACATGATCCCGCCGTCACAAGTCCAATCGACTAACGAGGCTGATCTATCGATGGAGTTAAGCAATGGAACCCTCGCCGCGCTTCGTGGTGCTGACAATTACGATGCTTTGCGTGGTGTCGGCCTCGACTTTGTGGTCATGGACGAGTTTGCCGATATGTCTCCCGACGCATGGTTTGAAGTCTTACGCCCAATGCTTGCAGACAAGCAGGGCCGCGCACTCTGGATTGGCACACCAAAAGGCTATAACCACTTCCACGACCTTTATCGCTACGCCCAAGACACCGAGGATTGGGGCGCGTGGCAGTTCACGACAGCGGACGGAACGCGGGTCACGAATGACGAGATAGCCGCCGCGAAGAGAGATATGGGTGAGCGTGAATTCCGGCAGGAGTTCATGGCGACCTTTGAATCTCTTGCCGGTCGGGTTTACTCGAACTTCGACCGCGATGAGAACGTGGGCGATCTTTCAGATCACGGCGGCACGTTGTTGGTCGGCATGGACTTCAACGTCGATCCCATGACGGCGGTTCTGGCTGTCCGGGTCGCGGACCAGTTGCACATCATCGACGAGATCGAACTGGGAGACAGCAATACCGAACTGATGGCGGGCGAGATCAAACGGAGGTACAAGAACCGCCCGGTGGTGGTTTACCCCGACCCATCCGGCAGGGCGCGAAAGACCTCAGCCCCTGTCGGTAGAACCGATTTTGCGTTATTATCCAACGCCGGGTTCGATGTACGCGCACCGCGTCACGCATCGCCTGTTGTTGATCGGATAAATACCGTGCAGGCCGCGCTTAAAACAGCGGACGGTCGGCGGCGTTTATTCATCAATCGAAATTGCAAAAACTTAATTCGCGCACTCGACGGATTGACCTACTTGAACAACCAACCCGATAAATCGGGCGGTCTTGACCACATCACGGACGCGCTTGGCTATCTCATCATGGGCGAGATGCCACTGCGTAAACATATCGAACCACGACAACCAACCCGGTGGAGTTAATGGCAAACGAGCATATAACCCTGACTGGTGCTACCTACGACCTACACGCGGCAAGATGGGAGTTCTTGCTTCGTTCCTACATGGGAGGCGACGATTATCGCCGAGGTCATTATTTGACCAAATACAAACTCGAAAGCGAGCAGGATTATCTCGACCGCCTCGAACAAACCCCGCTAGACAATCAGGTTAAGAACGTCGTGCATATCTACTCGTCGTTTATCTGGCGAGAGAATCCAGTGCGCGAGTATGGATCGATTGAGAATGACCCGGCCCTTCAGCCCTTCCTGATGGATGCCGACCACGATGGGCGCTCGTTCAACATGATTATGCGCGAGGCGACTATCTGGTCGAGCGTGTACGGTCATTGTTGGCTTCTGCTCGACAAACCGACGATTGAGGCCGCGACACGCGCCGAAGAACTCGCCGCAGACATTCGCCCTTACCTCACGCTTATCACGCCTGAAAATGTGTTCGATTGGAAATACGAACGGCAGGCATCCGGTAAATATCTGCTGACCTATCTTAAAGTGCGGGAGATGTCCGAGCATCCGCTCAAGATAAACACCGATTTGCTGAAACGCTCGTTCCGCGTTTGGACCCCTGACACGATTGAATTGTGGGAAGCCGACAACGAGCATGAGCCGGTACTGGTCGAGCGCATTGATAACCCGCTCGGCATGATCCCGGCGGTTTGCGTTTACGCGCAACGCTCACCGATTCGCGGCATCGGCGTGTCCGACGTGGCAGACGTGGCAGACATTCAGCGAGCCGTCTACAATGAACTTAGCGAAATAGAGCAACTGATTCGCATATCTAACCACCCATCGCTTGCTAAGACCGACAGCACGGAAGCAAGCGCAGGAGCGGGTAGCGTGATCCAGATGCCAGACGATCTTGACCCTGGCCTTACGCCTTTCTTGCTTCAGCCTAACAGCAGTAACCTCGACGGCATCCGCGCAAGCATCGAAGACAAGATCAAAGCGGTAGACCGCACGACGCATCTGGGCGCGGTTCGCGCAACCGAGAAGCAACCCAAAAGCGGCATCGCCTTGCAGACCGAATTCCAAATGCTGAACAGCAAACTAAGCGAGAAAGCCGATCTGCTAGAACTAGCCGAGGAACAACTGTGGACGATCTGGTGCGCGTGGCAGAACCGCGAATGGGACGGGATGATCGATTACGCTGATTCATTTGATCTGCGCGATTATTCGAGCGATCTGCAATTCCTTCAGATGGCTAGGGCGAGCGGTATTCAGTCGGATACTTATCTCAAATCAATCGATAAGCAGATTGCCGCTTTGGTTATTGACGATGATAGCGATCTATCAAAAGCCAATGCAGAGATTGATTCGGTGAACACCGTTGGCGTGTTTGATGATTCACT